TTCCGTAAATTCCAAATAATGATATAATTAATTTCCCTCCCGGCTCGTCGAATATCGAGAATCCTAGAAAAACTAGGAGCGATACTAATAGTATTGTTTTTATTATGTCTGCCATTTGTGTGTCTGCCATTTGTGTGTCTGCCATTTGTGTGTCTGCCATTTCATTCATTTGTTTATACTGTTTGTTTTTATAACTTACACACTATTTCGAATAAATATTTCAATTTTACAATTGCAAAAAACATAAAAAAATAAAACGTAAATATATAAGAAACCAATGCATCGTATATATTTTCCGAGCTCAATGGGACAGAGAAAACTCGGCGTGGATACAACCAGTAAATATTTGTTCCAACTTTTTGGAAATAACGGGACCCTAGTAAAAACAAAAAACAGTACGATAGAACTTTGCAATCAGCTTCGCACTAAACTTCTTTCGGATAATCTGCGAAATCTGTTTACCGCAAATATGAAGACAAAAAAACCCACCATAAATATCGGCGGAGACCACTCCATGGCCATTGCAACCATTAGTGCGTCGTTGGAAAAACACGGCTCCGCACTTAAGGTCATTTGGTTTGATGCACACGGCGACATCAATACGCGCAAAACATCACCCAGCGGGAATTATCATGGAATGCCTCTCGCGTTTTTAACAGGTTTAGATAGTGATTACGATTTGTTTCCATTTTTGTTTTGGGTTCCCGATCTCAAATTTGAAAACATTCTTTATTTGGGTATCCGCGATTTGGACGATGGAGAGAAGGCGATTTTGAAAGAGAAGAAAATCAAATTTATTCGGTGTAAAGAAATCAATGAAAACCCAAAAGAAACCTATGCAAAAATCAAAGAATTTGTAGGAAAAGACCCGCTGCATTTTTCATTTGATGTGGATGGACTAGACCCGGAAGAAATGTCGAGCACGGGAACAACCGCGCCAAACGGTGTTAAAACAAAAGTGATGAAACCCATTGTTGACAAAATAATGAAGAATTTGAACGTGGTGGGTATGGACATAACAGAATTCAATTTGGAATTGGGAGAACGAGAGAAGTCGATGAAAAATTTTACAAAATTGTTCAAAAAGTATCTGTAGAAAAACCTACGACCCTTCCCTTAACATAGAAACTTATTAACCAAATGGATAATAAGTTTAAAAAACACAACTGATATAAAGGGGAGGGGTCGTAGGGGGCATAATAAATAAGGGAGGGGGTCGTAGGGAGCATAATAAATAAGGGAGGGGGTCGTAGGGGGTTAAGCAAAGCGGAACCGTAGGTTCCCCTACTTAGAACTCGCACACCATATCAAAAACATTTACGGCAACTTCCTTGTTCGCCATCGCATACTCCGAAACAGTGCGTTCAAAGAAATTGGATTTGCTCTCCAAACTAATAAGTTCCATAAAATCAAAAGGATTCGCACTACCATAAATCTTATCAATTCCGACTTGCAAACAGAGACGGTCTCCCACAAACTCAATATACTGGGTCATCAATTTCGCGTTCATTCCGATTAAACGGCACGGCAACGACTCAGTTATAAATTCCTTTTCAATCTCCACCGCCTCTCTGACAATTTCGACAATCTTGGACTTCTCTATTTTTTGATGGAGTTTGGAGTATAAAAGAACTGCAAATTCAGAATGCAGTGCCTCGTCTCTACTAATGAATTCGTTGGAAAGAGTTAAACCCGGCATAATTCCGCGTTTCTTGATCCAGTAAATGGCCGCAAAACTACTGCTGAAGAAAATGCCTTCCACGCAGGCAAACGCGACGAGTCGTGTGGGAAAGGTTTCGTTGCTTGCCTCGTATCCAATCCACCGCCTCGCCCAGTCCGCCTTCTTCTTGATGGACGGGCACGTTTCTATCGCATTGAACAACTTATGTTTTTGCACCTTATCTTTAATATAGGTTTCAATTAAAACACTGTACATCTCAGAATGGATGTTTTCCATTGCAATCTGGAACCCATAGAAAGCGCGAGCTTCTGAGAGTTGAACATCCGCCATAAATCGCGTCGCCAAATTCTCCATAACAATTCCGTCGCTCGCCGCAAAAAATGCGAGAACCATCGAGATGAAATACTGCTCGTCTGGCATAAGCTTCGCCCAGTCACCCAAATCTTTGGACAAATCAATTTCCTCGACGCGCCAAAAACAATCTACCTGCTTCTTGTACATCTTCCAGATGTCTTCGTCCTGGATTGGGAACATCACGTAGCGAGAGGTGTCTTCTTTCAAAAGGGGGTCTGTCATTTCCTAAATAATATACAACGGCAGATTTTATATTATTTGAATAAACTAATAGTGTAGAGCATAAATATGTTGTCTAATAATTAAGAAGTCATCTACATCTACATTCCTTTACGTTTCCTTTAAAAAAATTAAATAAATTTCTATTTTAAAATCGCTACGATGATTAGAACCAAAGTTGATACAGCCAACATTGATGCAAAAACGTTTCACAAAATGCTTTTTATTTTCAATTGCGTAGAGAAGGGTTGGAATGTGAAGAAACGCGACGGCAAATACATTTTCCAAAAATCCCACGACGGAAAGAGAGAAGTTTTCATGGAAGATTATTTAGAGAAATTCATTGCCGAGAATTCCTCCCTTTAAAGGAAACCGTAGGTACAGCTTCGCTTACGCCTTTTTTTGCTTTGCTTATACCTTCCCTTTAAAGGGAACCAACGGTACAGCTTCGCTTACGCCTTTTTTGCTTTGCTTATACTTTCCCTTTAAAGGAAACCGTAGGTATTCTGAGAAGCAAAGTTTCTCTTACGCCTTTTTTGCTTGGCTTATCCCTCCTTTATACAAAATTACCCAAACTGTTTTCCAATTCTTTAGAACATTTTGTCTTGCCACACTTTACCCATTCATCAAATCGTTTTTTGTATTTTGATTTTTCATACAATTTGTCAGTACAAACATAATATTCTGAATTATCTACTATTTTAGAACACATATTTTTTTCTTCTTTCAAATAACGTTTTTGTTCAGCCAATCTTTTTTTATTCTGCTTTGAACATTTTTGGGTTTTGCATTTATTCAGTTTTTTTAGCAGTGGTTTTCTTTTTTTATCCATTTCTTCTATTTTTTTGGTTTGAGTATTGGTTAAACCAATTTTGAATTCTTTTGGCAAATTCATATACGCAATATTTAGATTTTATTCATTCATTATTCATGATTCTCTCAAACTGTTTTCCAATTTCCTTTTCTAAATCCGGCAATCTGGTGTATAGCATCGGATTTCTACCATTCTCATATTTATTGGGGTTAAACTTAATAACTATGGTTTTTTCATTCTCTGCATCAGAGACATTTGACTTATCAAAAACAATTTTGAGTGTGAACCCATTAATCTGGATTTGACTTACACCCGGTCCATGCACAAATCCATCAAATTTGGAATCAATAAACCTTTGGATAACATCGTCTTTTGATTTGTACACGGTTTGTAGCGAAAGTGGGTCCAATGGGAATAATTTTACATAACAATGCGTGCAATAACCTTTGAATCTGGATAAAACATTGTTGCTAAAACATTTTGTACATTTTTTAACCACTGCATCAGTTGGTAATACCGGTTCCAAACTTCTCGTATTCTTCGAATCTGGTTCTCTGTGCAAAGAACAGAAAAGCGGTTTTCCAAAACAAATTCCATAAACTGCCGGGTTCCTGCATGTGTCTTTTTTGCAAATGGTTGGCATCTTATTACTTTATATTATCAAATTTATCTCATATTTTTAACCCCTAAATGTTGTTTCGGGGGTGAAATGTAAATTCAATGTCTCTACACAAATGCAATGTATTTTGTAAATTGCGCATCTATGTTAATGTAAGGGAATGTTTTAAAGAACATCGCCAGTTTCCTTTAAATGTAGATAAAATCATAAAATTTTGGGTTTATACGCTCAGATTTAGGAGAAATTATATTTTTAGATTATATAAAAAAATGGGAGGAGCCTTAATGCAATTAGTCGCCTACGGCGCACAAGATGTTTTCCTTACTGGAAACCCCGAGATTACTTTCTGGAAGGTGTCTTACAGACGCCACACCAACTTCGCGATGGAGTCCATCGAGCAGACTTTCAACGGCCAGGCCGACTTCGGTCGCCGTGTTAGTTGCACCATCTCCAGAAACGGAGATCTTGCCTACCGCACCTATGTCCAGGTTACTCTCCCCGAGATTAACCAATCCATGAAGAACACCAGTGGTGATGTCTATGCCCGTTGGTTGGACTACCCCGGTGAGCAGCTCATTGCCCAGGTTGAGGTTGAGATTGGAGGCCAAAGAATTGACCGCCAATATGGTGACTGGATGCACATCTGGAACCAGCTCACTTTGTCTTCTGAGCAACAGGCCGGTTATTACAAGATGATTGGACACACCACTCAGCTTACCTACATCACCGACCCCGCCTTCGCTGACATCAACGGCCCCTGCGCTTCCACTGGAGGCCCCGGCCAGGTTTGTGCCCCCAGAAAGGCTCTCCCTGAGACCACCTTGTACATTCCCCTCCTCTTCTGGTTCTGCAGAAACCCCGGCCTTGCTCTGCCTTTGGTCGCTCTCCAGTACCACGAGGTTAAGATTAACATCGATTTCAGACCTATAGGTGAGTGCTTGTGGGCCGTCAAGGATTTGACCTCCATCACTAGTACCACTGGCATGGCTGTCACCACTGCTTACCAGCAGTCCCTCGTTGCCGCCTCTATCTACGTTGATTTCATCTTCTTGGATACCGACGAGCGCAGAAAGATGGCCCAGAACCCCCACGAGTACCTCATTGAGCAGCTCCAGTACACCGGCGACGAGTCGGTTGGTTCTTCCAGTAATAAGATCAAGATCAACTTCAACCACCCCTGCAAGGAGCTCATCTGGGTCGTCCAGCCCGATGCCAACGTTGACTATTGCGCTTCCCTCGAGGGCAACAGTACTCTGTTCAAGGTGTTAGGTGCTCAACCCTTCAACTACACCGATGCCATTGATGCCCTCCCTCCCTCGATCCACGTCTTCGGAGGCCCCGCTGAGACCTCTGGTACCAATGCCTTCATCAGTGGAGGTATCTTCCAGATGCCCGGCGCTTTAGACGGCTTCGTCTCTGGTGGTGTCAACACTGTCCAGGACTGGCACGGCACTGGTGTTTTTAACCAGGACGCCGCTGCCCCTACCGGATCCATGTTGTCCGATGCCGGCACCTTCGTTTTGGCCGAGACTGCCCTCCACCTCCACTGCTGGGGTGAGAACCCCGTTGTCACCGCTAAGCTCCAGCTTAACGGACAGGACCGTATCTCCGAGAGAGAGGGTTCTTACTTCGACGTTGTTCAGCCTTTCCAGCACCACACTAGAGCCCCTGATACCGGCATCAACGTGTATTCTTTCGCTTTGAGGCCTGAGGAACATCAGCCCTCAGGGTCGTGCAACTTCTCCAGAATCGATAACGCCACACTCCAGTTGGTGCTCTCCTCTGGAACCGTTGCTGGTACCTCGACTGCTAAGGTCAGAGTATATGCTTACTCTTACAACGTTTTAAGGGTGATGGCCGGTATGTGCGGTGTCGCGTATTCAAGTTGAGCGGACATACATACAATGTATTTTGCAGTGGCAGTGTTGTCGTGGATATCAAAAATTCTACATATCCTTTAAAAATTTAATAAAAAATCAAAATCAAAATTTTTTTATTAAATGTTTTTACAAACCTTCATCATCGGTTGAATACTCGTTTATAGTTAAACCAATATTATCCACATTCTTTTTTTTACATCGTTGTTCTGCAATTTTTTGTGCGTGCATACGTTTATATTCTGCATCTCCATATTTTTCTCGTGTATTTTTGCGACGTTCTTGTCTTTTTTCTGTTGATATTTTACGCATTTCATCTCGTGAAGGTTTATTTGGATTGCGATTTAATGTATTAATTATTGGAACACAAACTGGAATATAATTTTGATTTTGGCTACAATTGTAGATCTTGAAGAGCTTGTTTATAAAATATTTATACTCCATATCCTTTTTCATAACATTGCACTGTCCACAACAAGGCCGAATATTTTCAGTTGTATATCCAATACTATTATCATATCTATCAATACCATTTTTATGCCTATTGCTATTTTGCTTACCACATATATAACAATCATAACTAACAATCTTATCAAAATCACTTTGTGTTAGTTCAAATACATAATTTCGTGATTTTGCACCTTGTTTATAAGAATTATAATTAATAGTAGAATGGTTCGCAAATGCACGTGGATGTAAATTGCAGTTAATAATCTTATTATAAGTTAATATATGTTCTGTTCTTTTTATAAACGTTGAATTATCAAGTGCTCCTTTCATTGTATTGCATTCATCACAACAACTTACACAATTATCAAGTTCATATCCTTTACTACTATCCATTCGGTCAATGCCATTGAAACCTTTGTCTTGAATTATTTCACAGTAATAACACGGTTTTATAACAATTTCAACAAATTGTTCTTTTGTTAATTCAAAATTTATATTATTCATTTCACATTTATGTGTGTAATTATACATATGTTTATTAATATTGATTAAATTTTTTTTATTAGCTTCTTCCACCTTTTCGGGATTGTTTTCTCGCCACTTAGCCATTGTTTCTGCATTTCTCTTCAAATACTCTTCTTGATGTTCATTGTATTGTCTATCCCTGTAATTTAATGTTTTCAATGCAACTTTTTCAGGATTTGCATTTTCCCACTCTTTTTTTGTAGCCTTTCTCTCCGGTTTTTGAGACGCAATCCGTTGAATTTCGTTCACATGTTCTTTGTCTCTCTTTTCATTTTGTTTTTTGAATTCTTCTCTGCACTGCACACACGTTTTTGTTTCCGGATATTCTTCTACTGGTTTGAATTTACAACAAACTGTACATTGTTTCTTTCCATCAACAATTTCATCAGATACGGCAGACCTTTTTGCCTTATCATATTCTCTCTCCTTCTCCAAACATTCTTGACAACTTTTGAAGGCATAATCTGAGCCAAGTTTTGCACGACACCCCTTCAAATACTTTGCACACGGTTTCATTCCTTCGGCCAAACATTCATCCACAAACAAACACAGCTGGTGCTTGCCACAATAATCATTTTCGTCGAATTTCTTGAAGGTGCAACCATCGGATTTGCACAAAACTACGTCGGTTTTGGCTTTTGCACGGTTTTCCGCGCCTCTTTCTCCACACGTCAAACATTGATTTTTGCCTTCGGGCAAATCCTTCCATTTGTTGCATCCTTTACAGAATTTTAATTGTTGGAGTTGTGCATCGGTATATTCCGTCAAATAATTGTGATAGTTGCAAAATGGGTTGCCATAATTACGGCACAAATCACCGTTGCGGTCTTTTCCTTTGCATTTTATATCAACTGGTGTTTCAATATCTTTCTTATCGGTGCTGTTAAACTTATCGTCTTTGTTAGTAAACCTCTGGTCTTTGTTAATAAACCTCTCGTCTTTGTTAATAAACCTCTCCCAAATACTCTTATGTTCTTCCGACAATTCACCTTTTGAGAAACTCATATTTTGCCGGGTTATCCACCGCGACAAATGGCACTCTTCTTCGGTGCTACCGTCCTGTTTGGGCGTCTTATTATTTTCGCGAACATATTCAACCACTTTATCAAATGTATCTTTCCAGGACTCTTCATATGTTCGGTAAAGATGCATATACTTATTTGTAAATGCACTCCATTTATCATATCGGTCAGTTCCTGGTTGTACGCGCTTTACCTGGTCATAACTCCATCGCAATAGCGCAACTTCTTCGGGACATCCAGTTTCACTTGGTTTGCGACCATACAAATCAATAAACTCACTAAGCATTTGCAATTTCTTATCCCAAATTTCATCCTTGGTTAAAAGCTGGTCCTCATTTTTGTTCATAAAGTCGGTCCACGCTTGAAGTCGTTCTTTGCTAACCCACATACCTGCAGTTCCGCTTCCTGCACGGTAAAATTTGAGCTGGTCGCCGAGCCACGAACCAATCTCAGGCTCCTTCTTGGAAGGCTTTTTTCCATCATTGTCGGTCATATACTGGATGACCTTATCTAACTTGCTGAACCACGAATCGTTCATTTCTGGAATTTATGGGATTCGTAAGAATACATAAACACATTTCAATTTTATATAATGTTTTTTGTGTAAAAATTGAATATATTTTTCATATAATTATCAAAAATATAATATAAATGCAAGAAGTTTTTATAAAAAACATTGATGAATTGGTTGAATTGTTTGAAACAAAAAAAGTGCATTTAACTACATATGTAAAAAAGAATTTCAAAGAAGGTATTCATTTTATTGAAAAAAAACAAACTGAAAAATTAAATTACAGAGGCGGTCATAATTGCATACATATGTGGTTATCCGAAGAATCATTCAAACTAGTAAAAAATACATATAACTTAAAAAACAGATATATAAAACAGATAAATGAAAATTGCGGGCACGTAAATATTGTAATGGCAATAGAAACCCAAACCATTGGATTTATAGAAAATTCATTTTCGGATGCATTGAAAATAAAGCGTCAAAAAAGAGTTGGAACATATTATATTGATTTATATTTTGAAGATTACAACTTGGGAATTGAATGTGATGAATATGACCACAAAGATAGAAATGAAATATATGAAAAAAATAGAGAACAATATTTATTGGAGCAAAACATAACAATAATACGATATAATCCAAATCATAAAAAGTTTGATTTATCTTATGTATTGCGCGCAATTACAAAAATAATATTCAAAAAACCGGAAGTTCCAAGTGTCATAAAGGTAGATTTTGTTGAATAGTTTATTAAGCAATCATTTTTTATATTGTTGCATCAAACATGAGAAAATGAGCGACATAAAGGCGATGGCTGAAAATAAAGCCTACAATGGATATCGATTCGCGCCTTTGCCGAGTAAGTTGTGGTGTTAAAATATTTATGGTGTCGTAAATATTTTATGGTATCGTAAATATTTATTTACGGGTTTTGTATTTTTTTGTGTTGTTTGTGCGCTTACGTTGTCTCCTGGTTTTTGAACGACCACCAGGTTGATTATTCAATTCATTTATATTTTTTTGATCATTATCCGTCGTAGAAACCGCATCATCAACCGCATTAATAAACGCAGAATCAATGAGATCATTAATTTTCTCAACATTTTTTTCCGAAACACCAATAACCCCATCTATTGCATTTAAAAGTGGTTTATATTTTTCTGCTCCAACAAACAGAATAAATTCGCTATACTGAATCGCATATTTTGATGTAATCATTCCCCAATTACAAGCCATAATTGTGTATTCGCGCAACATTTCACGATATGACTGGTTTGGATTTCCAACAAAGGTTGATAAAACTTGTTTTCCAAAACTACCTAACTTTGATGACGATGACGATTTTTCTAAAAATTTGTTGATTTCTTTTTTTTGCACGTCACTTGTACTATCTAGGTTACTTATTTGTGTCAAAACATCCTTTGCGCTTAAAAATTTATGGTGTAGCATACGCACAATTGTGTCATTATAATTATTACAACTCCTTGCGTGGTTTTTTTCGTCTCCATATTGACTTTCTGAAATATTATCTTCTTTCCATTTATCAAACCCACATTTATCTGCATAAGTATATCTATATTTAAATTTTCCAGTTTTTTGACTTTCTAATTCTGCAGGTGATAATTGTGCTTTATTATCAACAATATCATACTTAGAATTTTCAAAATCGCAATAATTAAATAATCCTAGAATAAAAGTATACTGCATTTCACCCAATTTTTCTTTGCTTGCATTAAAATCAATTGCGTTCAATAAAATAAACATAAATTTATACAAATTTTTCTCTACCGGTGTGTATAAACCAGATGGCTGTAAATATTCGTCAATTGAATGACCATTTTTTTTTAATTCGTCAATAATTGCAGGATCATTCGGAGCATTTTTTTTAATATTACTAGTAATTTTATAAAATTTTCGAAGTTTAATTAAATCATCTGACATATTTGTAACCATTGCCAAACAAGCACCTGAAATATATTGCAGCTCAGATGACTTAAACCATTGTGCAGGAAACAATTGTGCAGATCTTCCAATAAGTGGTAAAAATGCAATTAATGTAAGTATTGGGATTGCACCAATACCTGCAGTAACAACCGTAAACCCTGCAGCAGCAGTTATAGCACCAGCTGTGCCGATCACCATAAATACGGAATTCAAATTTTCAACACGTTGATTAAATGCATCATACTCTGCGGATAATAAGTTAAGTTCTTTGCTCGTATTACCAAAAAATGTTTTTCCGGAAGCAAAAGGCTTTACATCACTACCCGCATCGTCAGGTAAAGGAAGTGTATATTGTTTTATGATATCATTTTTAGCGCTTGTTGCTGCTTTTTCTTTCTCACTACTTTCTGCTTGGTACTTTCTATAATAGTTGAGTGGGTTATATTTATCCACTTTATTGGTATTCCCATTTGTGGAAACAGTCGGAGGAATTGTTTTTTGTTCTTTCGACGCGGTATCATTTGATTTGAGATCAGTTTCTGCATCTGTAGTTTGTTGATTTAAATTCTCATCATTATCAGCATTTGGATTGGGATCAATGTCTGTAGGACTATATGATGTATTCATAAATTTATAATATAACACTATAAATTTATTTTTAAAACTCCGGATTGTCAGTAAAAACTGCGGCAACCGCGGGCAAACGGGTTTGTTCGGTCATCGCACTAAAGAACCCATTCATCGATTTGTTCATCGAAAAGACGGCAAAAGTGGAAACACCCGCCGAAACCGCAACAATGGTTGCGTCGCGAATGAGTTCCTTCAAAGGTCGCATCTCTTTATTCACATATTTCATCTCTATCATTTTTGCTAAAATGTAGAGAACGGTCGTGACAATAATTATGGCAACAATGGCTTCCATTCTATATAATCAGCGATTTTGAAAAAGTGTGTTTCTGACCGCATGTAGGGGAACCGTAGGTTCCGCTTCGCTTACCCCCCTACGACCCCCTCTCTTAATACGGTAATCATATGAAAGACCACTTCATATCCTTCTGTTTTTATTTAACAAAATATTTTCAAAATAAAAAGGAGGGTTCAAAAGGCGTAAGCGAAGCTGTACCGTAGGTTCCCTTTAAAGGATTTAAAAAAACGTCTTATAATATTCCATATGAATCGAACCAATGCAATAATATGCGGAGTCGTGAAAAACTGTGCCGACAAAATCGATGCAAACATGAACCTGGCAATAAAAACCGGCGAGCAATTCAATGCATACAAACTCGTCATTTACGAGAACAATTCAACGGATAAAACCAAAGAAATGTTGAAAAAGTACAAAACCGCAAAAATCATCTCGGAAGACATTGATCCAGAGACAATCCGTAAAACCAGCCAAATATGGAGCTACAAAGAAATCACGGGAAGCGACCATCCGTGCCGGATCGAACAAATCGCAAACGCCCGAAACCGGGTAATCGACGAGATTTCGAAACCCGAATACGACGAATTCACCCATGTAGTTTGGATAGATCTGGATTCAAATGGTTGGTCGATTGAAGGAATCGGCAACAGTTTTCTACAAACAACCCAATGGGATGTTATTTACGCAAATGGTATCAACCCGAACCGCACCTATTATGATATGTATGCACTAAGGACACTCGCAAATCCAGATTTGTGTTTTGGACCAGAAATTGTCGGCGAACATTTTTGGAAAAATCTTAAAACCAATCTGAATTTTATGAATGAATCCGCGCTGATACCAACATGTTCGGCATTTGGCGGAATCGGTATTTTCAAAAGAGAAATTTTCAAAAAATACAGATACGATTGTATGGTGAACCCTGCGGTAAAAACATTTTACAAAAACATTGTTAGCAATAGTAGGTTAAATGACAAATACAACGGACTCATAAAGAATCCAGATACTAAATTTCCAAATGGTTATCTGGAGGAAAATATATTTTGGAAATCAAACTCGGGATATGATAAGCCAGTGGTTTGTGAGCACGTGTGTTTGAATTTAGAGTTGTACAACAATGGATACAAAATGTTTATAAACCCGAAAATGCTTTATTTCCGGTAGGGGAACCTACGGTAGGGGAACCTACGGTTCCCCCTACGACCCCCTCCCTATTTGAATTGGGTTTGATTAGAGATATTATATTATTTTTGCAAATAATATAAAATAAAAGGAGGGATAAACGAAGCAAAAAAAGGGAACGTAGGTTTCCCTATAGATTATCAAAATCCAGCATAAAATAAAGGAGGGGGTCGTATAGCCGTCAGGCTACGCCTTTGGGGAAACCGCAGGTTCCCCTATAGTTCATCGAAATCCAGCTTAATAACATCATTCGAGAACGAGTCGGGATTCAAGTCTGTGAATCCAAGACTCATGCTGTCTAAATCTCCGCCAATTTTCAGCCTATCCTCGTCGTCATCATCGTCTTCTGCCTCATCGATCTTGCGTTGCAAATTGCGCGACATGCTGATTTCTTCCAGTCGTTCAATGGTCTTAGGTGCAACAATTTCTTCCACCTTACCGTCATCGGTCAATGCTCTGTCCACATCATCAAACGTTAGTCTACTTACAACGGGTTTGTCGCTGATATTGGTAATGATTGGACCCGACTCAAGTGCAGTCGGTGGCGGTTCGGGTTCTTTAATCTCGGCTTCTTCTGCCTCTTTTGGTTCATCAACAATCTCCTCCACGATTTCCTCCTCTTGTTCTACGGATTCGTCCAAATAAGCACGCACAATGGCTTCTGTGGGAATACTGTCGCGAATGGTTTTCAGGATGCACTCTTCCACGATGGTTTCAAACTCGCGATTGTGTTTTTGCTGGTTCAAAGGCGACGCGTTCTTGTCAAATAAGTATGCATTTTTATAGATCTTTCGCGCCACATTGATGTAAGCCTTGTGCAAAAAATCGTTGAGTTTTGGGATCGAAATGTCAATTTTCTTCTGCCGAGTCCCGACGCGAACACACGTCAACACTTTGAGCTGAATCACGTGGACGCATGTAATCAGATCCTCCAGATAATTGCACCCCGATTTCTCCACAATTCTCTTCTTCTCTTCATCCACAATGTTTGGATTCCATTTGGGAACTCGGCAAATGAAATTCTGAAAGGTCATCAGGTATTTTTCCACTTCCCCGCTTTCCACACTCACTTTCCACGATTCGTTGAAAATAGAGCGAATCCCCTCCATAATCCGCGGCGTTAAAATGCTAACCAACCGACTGCACCATTCGTTGCGCGCCTCATTCAAATTAGATAACACAAAATCGTCCATTTATAAAAAGGAAATATTTTTCAAACTGCAATCCGAACGTAAAAACAAGTAGTCGAATAAATACATCATCAGCATTTTTTCGGACCGGAATTCGCCCTTTATTTTATTGAAACAAAACTGAATCTGGATCATTTTGGTTTTGTCTAAAACTTCTTCCAGGTACTCGATTATATCTAAACAGGATACCCCCTCCTCATACAATTGGTTCGCGAGGTTCATAAACCATTTATAGGTGTGTTTCTCAGATAAAACAAAATCTTTGAACACGGGTTCCAAAATCTGGGTCCTGCGTTCTCTTTTCAAATCCGCAAATCCATAAACCACATTGCGATTCACTTTGTGCAAACTTTTGTAAACCGGGTTCTCGGAGTTTTCCGTTTTGTCCGGGATATAGATTTCGCAGAATCGAGACAGAATGGGTTTCAACAATTTGTGTTTGTTCTCTACGACAATGAAAAATCGCGTATTGTGGCTAAAGAGTTCGATGCAACGGCGCAAAGCGGACTGTGCGTCAATGGTGAGTTCGTCTGCGTTATACAATACAATGCTTTTGAACAAGGTTGCGTCGTTGCATTGGATATTGGCTTTGGCAAAGTATTTGAGTTCGTCGCGAATGAATTTGATGCCCTTCCCGTGAGCGCAATTGACGAACATAACGTTGTTTTTGATGCGGTTGCGGTCTCCTCCGTAGATGCGGTTGATGAAATCGTCCACAATGGTTCGCTTGCCACAACCGGAAGAACCGTGAAAAACGATGTTGGGGATTTTGCGGATTTGGATGAAATAGTTGAGTTTAGACGATACGAAATTGTTTTCGTGAAAAACGGTTGTCATTGAATTGCAATAATTGGGGTTTTGTTTTTATCTGGTTTGTTCTCTAATGTTTTTAGAGGGCATAAGGTTTTAATGATGAGTACCCTTAATAGTATGGGATCATAAGGCGTAAGCTTCGCTGAATACGACGAGTTCCCTTAACCTAGCTTGACAACATTCATCTGTTTTGTGAAAACGTATCTCTCGTGGTACATCGTCCGGCGTCGCAAATTGCACAACAAACACGCGATTTCAACATTGTCCACATTGTGTCCTACCCCATTATCAATTCGTTCTAAAGTCCATTGTTTGTTTTCTCTCACATAGTTGTAAAAAAGATACACGGATTCCCGGCAATAAAAACATTTCAAACCCTTTTCGTGCAATAAATCCACTACAAATTTCAGGTCAACAAATTTCTCATCGTTGTATTTTTGTTTTTGGATATCTTGCATTTTATAACTAGAAACCTTATTTTGGATCTGGCGTCGCATTTCTCTACAGACCTCTTTAAAATCATCCGGTAAATCATCTCCGCTTTTAATTGCAGATAGGCACGCCCATTGTTTGTCCAGTTCCAAAAATTTATCATCAAATCGCCATTTATCAGTTTCCTTGCGAATCGATTTCACCTTTGGTACAATCACCTTCTTCTTCTCTTCTTTTTTTCGCAAATCAATTACGAGAGATTTGGTTTCCATTATAGTATGTAAACAATTTACATTTGAATCAAATTTGAATAAATATATTTTTTGCCTTCTATATAACTTGAAACGATTCTGTGAGCGCCATCCAATAATATATAAGTTTCATTCTTTTTCAAAATCCAAATTGGTGGAATTTTTCTATTTTTTCGGATTTGTCTTTGATAAAATTTCACACTATTCACATCTTTGCGACCTCGCGGTCTATTGGTTAAAGGATATGCATCTACCGCGGATTTCTGCATCCGAACTGAATCAAAATTGTCTACATTTTCAAACATCGATATGGGCAATTTAACCATTTTTGATTGAAAAATATGGGCAAATGATGCTTCGTGTAAATCACTAAACAATTGCAAAGTGAGAGAAGTCGCAATTGAATCCTGTATGCAATCCATATAATTTATAGACCACAAAAATAAGATGGTGTAAAACGATATAAACATTATTCAATAATAATATAAAAGAACGAGCACTATAATATGTTTCAACAATCAACACCAACACAACCGATAGAAGAATCCATAACTGAAAAAAAGAATGACGAAACCAAGATCATGTACAAGTACAAAAACATTTTGAGTTCTCAGACACCCCTGACATTTGACGAAACCAATACAAATACGATGAACAAAATTGATGCAATGTTGGAGACCGAAAAGAAGAATATGAATTCGGAACCCTGGAACAAATTGGATAAGCGACTAAAAATCCAGAAATTGCACGCCTACGCCGAAAAATACGGGAAGGAAAACGGACTGCCGATGAAAGAAGTCAAAGGTCTGAAGACGTTTTTCAGCACTTGTCTGACAAAAGACAAGCTGGCGAAGGTGAAGGACGTAGAATACAACAAGGAGACTGGGATTATCAGCAACATTGGTGGGCTCGCGTTCAATCTGACAACCCGCGCATTCACCATTCGCAATCTGGAGAAAAAGGTCTCTACATTGAAATCGTTAACACCGAAGAAAACCGAGTCAGTAAATGAGGAGGAATAATTGGTACAAAATGATATATATTGTATCGAGTTAAATACAATTTATATATATACTTAGACAACTATGTTTGATTTTAGCGAAGAAGATATTATCGATTTAGAAATAGAAATTCACGATTCTGTCGATAAATATTTGGCGGAAAACGGCATCCAACAATGCCAGCCCGAGTTTTACAAGACAATGGTGGACAAGATTACCCAGGACTATTTGGACGATCTCATTTGCATCGGTTTCATTGAAGAAGACCGGCCCTACGAGAAAGTATTCAAAAGGTTTCGAAGGAGAGTCCATCTATTTATTAAAAACTATTTCTCAATCATTGGAATTCCTCGCCGGGCTTACAAAAATCCGCGTCCAAACATCTATGAATCCGTGGATAAATCGGTAATAAAAACGCAGCTCGAAAAATTGAATGCCTCAAATCAAATCGTCCAACGCACTCCGGAGTGGTACCAGTTCCGCCATAATCTGATTACGGCCAGCAACATTTGGAAAGCGGTTGGGTCGGAGGCAAATCAGAACAGTTTGATTCTGGAGAAATGCAAACCGATGGCGACGGATTCCTACGATACGTCGTCGCCAAATACGGATTCGCCCATGCACTGGGGCGTCAAATACGAACCGTTAACCGTTATGTTGTACGAATATAGAAACCGGTGCAAAGTGGGCGAATTCGGCTGTATCCAGCACCCCGCGTATCCATTCATTGGCGCATCCCCCGACGGGATTGTTATAAGCGAAGACTCCGGCGCCTATGGGCGTATGTTGGAAATCAAAAACGTGGTTTCAAGAGAGATAACGGGTGTTCCCAAGATGGATTATTGGGTGCAGATGCAGACGCAGATGGAGGTGTGCAATCTGAACGAATGCGATTTCGTAGAGACCCAGTTCAAAGAGTATGATGAAGTGGATGAGGATCTGTTTTACAAGAATAAAAATAAGTATTTGTATAATGGGGTCATTCTCTATTTCATCAAATCCGATTTCGCAGATGGAAAGCCCCATTATGAGTACATGCCGTTGAACACCGAGTTAAACAAAACTGCGATTAACGAATGGATAAACGACAAGAAACTGGAGATGAAAGAGACCCACGTGTTATTCAAACGCATTTATTGGTATTGCGAGGCGTATTCGTGCGTATTAGTGAAACGCAATAGTCCCTGGTTCGAAATGGCACTTCCAAAAATCCAGGAATTATGGAACACGGTGGAGAAAGAACGCGTTGCTGGATACGAACACAGAAAACCGAAGAAACGCGTTGCGGAGAAAAGGTGTTTGATTTCCCAGATGGTGAGAGAAGAAGTGGAAAATGTATTTATTGCACCGGATTCGGAAAACTTTTAATTCGATTATTTATAGCCACGCATTATATATGATTAATACGCAAAAATTATGCCATTACGGCGACATTTTGGCAATACCTTTTTTTGGACTGCTCGTTCTCTATTTTTATGGAATTGAGAACAAATCCCCGATGGAATACGTACTATTCACGTTTTCTGGACTGGGGTTTATATTTGATATTTTTTACACGTACATTTTCTACAAGTCCGCAAAATAATAGAGAACATGAATATACAAATAAACCCATTTAGAAATAATAATCGATATTTATTTATTATTATGTCTTCCGAAATGTATGTTATGAAGAGAGACGGCCAGACCGAAATCGTGTCGTTTGATAAGATTTTGCGCCGAATCAAACGCATCGGGTTGGAAGCCGATATCAAAATCAACTATACCACCCTGGCAATGAAGGTCATTGACCAATTGTACGACAACATTTCTACCACGAAAATTGATGAATTGACCGCCGACCAGTGCGCATCCATGTCATCCATCCATTACGACTACGCCACTTTGGCGAGCCATATAACAGTTTCAAACCACCACAAAAATACCGAATCGGATTTTGCCACGGTCATGAGACAACTCTACAATTATATGGACAAACACGAGAAACACTCCCCCTTGGTATCCAAAGAGTTGTTGGATATTGTGGAAGCGAATAAAGAGAGAATTTCGAGCGCGCTGGATTTTAAACGCGACTACGTGTTTGACTATTTCGGGTTCAAAACTTTGGAAAAATCTTACCTGATGCGAATTAATAATAAGGTGGTGGAGAGACCCCAACATATGTGGATGCGCGTTTCTCTCGGAATTCATGGTTCAAACATAGATGATGCGATTAAAACCTATGACCTAATGTCGCAAAAGTATTTCACACATGCCACGCCGACGTTGTTCAATGCTGGAACTCCGCGACCACAATTAAGCAGCTGTTTTTTGATTGCAATGGAAAATGACAGTATCGAAGGAATTTACAATACGTTGAAGGATTGTGCGCTCATCAGTAAGTGGGCGGGCGGAATCGGTCTGCATATCCACAATGTGCGTGCGACCAACAGCCATATTCGCGGAACCAATGGCACCAGCAATGGTATTGTTCCGATGTTGCGCGTTTTCAATAACACGGCCAAGTACGTTGACCAGTGTGTAGTACCAGAAACATATATTTATACAACACAAGGACCCATTGAAATTCAAAATTGTTCATATGGTGAAACACAAGTATTTAATTTGACTGGTGGAGTAGAAACAATTGAAAATGTATTGGAACATCCATATGATGGTGAAATATACAGTATTGAAACAATGCATTCAATTGATAATCTCAGAATTACACCAGAACACCCTGTATATGCACTAGTTGGCCAAGCGCGCGGGTTGAATTATAGCGTCATTCAAAATAGATTGGATAAAAATATTTCCAAATTTGAATGGATAGATGCCAAAGATTTAAAAAATGATGATATGTTGGTTTATAAAATTCCAAATTATAGCGTAGACAATAATGCAATAACAGCAGATGATTGTTATATGTATGGAGTAATATTAGGTGATGGTTGTATGAGCAATTCTGACCAAAATGGTTATATATCTTTACATTCCACAAATAAAAAACACATTTTAGATTTTGCAATTAAATATTTTGAAAATAAATGCATAGAATACCGAATAGATACTAATGAAAATGTTACACGAATTCGATGGAATAAAAATATAAATATGCCTTTTCGGTATAGCGATGTATATGATTCTAATAAAACTAAAAGAGTTCATCATAAATGGTTAAATTTACCGATTGAAAAATCAAAATATATTCTAAAAGGTTTAATAGATACTGACGGGTGCAACAATATCGAGCTTACATTTGACAGTACATCAAGAAATTTAATTGAAAGTGTTCGTTTCATTTGTTTAAAACTTGGAATATTAACAAGTGGATGTATTAGAGATAGAGTTGGCGAAAGTCATATATCAAGTGCAGGAAGTTTAATAATTAATAAAAAAATTGCTTATTGTCTAAGAATTCCAAAAACACAAACAATTTGTGATTTAATTAACATTGACTATATCGAAACACAGTTTTTTAAATTTTTCAAGTATAATGATTTTTTATTGACAAGAATTAAAAACATTAATATTGAAAATTATTCAGGAACGCTTTACGACCTTCAAATGAAAATTGATCATGATTATATGATTCATAATTGTATTGTACATAACGGTGGCGGAAAGCGCAACGGGTCTTTCGCTGTGTACATCGAGCCATGGCACGCGGATATTGACAAATTCCTGGAAATGCGTAAGAACCACGGCGACGAGGAATTGAAGGCGCGCGACCTTTTTTACGCATTGTGGATACCTGACCTTTTCATGAACCGCGTCAAAAGTGATGGATTATGGACGCTTATGTGTCCCGACGAATGCCCCGGATTGTCCGACGTCTATGGTGAGGAGTTTGAAGCCCTGTATACTCAATATGAGTCAGCAGGCAAAGGCCGTGTCACCGTGAAAGCTAGAGATCTCTGGTTCAAAGTGCTGGATGCCCAGATGGAGACGGGGACGCCATACCTTTGCTACAAGGATTCCGCCAATCGCAAATCAAATCAGAAAAATATAGGAATTATAAAGAGCTCGAATTTATGCGTTGCACCCGAAACATTGATTTTGACAGATAAAGGTCATATAAAAATTAGTTTATTGGAAAATCAAAAGGTCAATGTTTGGAATGGTCATGAATATAGTGAGGTTGAGGTGAAAAAAACGGGAGAAAATCAAAAATTGTTGGAAGTAAAAGGAAAGCCAAATAGTAGAGATGATATATTAAGCATTCAATGCAGCAAGTATCATAAATTTTATGTGATTGATGAAGAGAGCAATACAAAAATGGTTGAATGTCAAGATTTGCAAATAGGAACCAAATTAATTGGTTGCAAAATGCCGGATTCCGGTTCATACGATTTTGTTGAAATTATTTCCATAGAACCTGTAGAGAAACTTTCAGACACATTTTGTTTCACAGAACCAAAACGACATATGGGTATATTTAATGGTATTTTAACAGGGCAGTGCTCCGAAATTATGGAGGTAAGCACTCCAGACGAGACCGCCGTGTGCAACCTCGCAAGTATCGGTCTTCCAACCTTTGTGGAAAACAGCGTCTTTAATTACGACAAATTGCAAGAAGTGGCCAGCGTCATAACCCACAATCTGAACAAGGTCATTGATGTCAATTACTACCCCACAGAGAAAACCCGGGTCTCCAACCTAAAACACAGACCCATTGGAATCGGAGTCCAAGGATTGGCCGATGTCTTCATGTTATTGAACATCCCCTTTTACAGCGACGAGGCCAAAGTGGTGAACCAGCGTATTTTCGAAACCATTTATTATGGCGCGTTATCCAAATCCGCTGACTTAGCGTCAACGGACGGACCCTACGAAACCTATGCTGGCTCCCCCGCATCCCAGGGCCAGTTGCAATACGATTTATGGTCGATAAGCCCATCAAACCATTTGGATTGGTCGGCGCTGAAAACGAAGATTGCAACCACGGGTCTAAGAAACTCCCTGCTTCTCGCACCGATGCCGACCGCATCCACATCGCAAATCCTCGGATTCAACGAGTGCTTTGAACCGTTCACCAGCAATATTTACAGTCGCAGAACGCTCGCAGGCGAGTTCGTATTGACAAACAAGTATTTGATGAAAGAAATGATTGATATGGGATTGTGGAACACCGAACTCAAGAATAATATCATTGCAAACAATGGTAGCATTCAGCATATTCAAAACATTCCTGATCCGGTCAAATTAAAGTACCGCACCGTGTGGGAGATTCCGATGCGCCACGTCATTGATATGGCGGCGGACCGCGGTGCATTTATATGCCAGAGTCAAAGTCTGAATTTGTGGCAGGAAGACCCCAACTACAATTCGCTTACGTCTATGCATTTCTACGCGTGGTCGAAGGGTTTAAAGACGGGAATGTACTATTTGAGACGCAGAGGCAAACACAAGGCACAGCAGTTCACGATAGAGCCGAAGAAGGCGGAAGAATGCATTGCATGTAGTGCATAGGAAAACACGATGAACCGGTATAATTATTAG